CATAGCAGCTTTGCTACAACCTTCAGTGCGATTTTCGTGTAGCCAACGTACAACTTCCAGGTGTCCATTCATAGCAGCATAATCCATAGCGTATGTTGTACAGCCTTCAATCTGGTGGTAATGACACCATTTGATACCCAATAAAGAACCTGATTGAGAGTAAAACCCCCACATGTTTTCTTCAGGTGCTTCTCGGATTTTGTAGTGCATCCAGTAAGAAAGCTGTAATGCCTTCTTTAAAGACATAGAAAACCCGATTTTGTCATACATTTCCAGTGGTAAACTCATTTTGTATTCTTTACAACAGTTTAAAATGTCAATTTTTACGTTAAAGAAGTTAAGCGATCCATTCTACTCTTAAAAACCCTTCAGAAATAGTTACAATATTCCAATTTTTTGCAAAAATATAAGCACGTGAAGCTGGTATATTCTCCTTTAAATTACATACAAGCCTTACAGTGTCAAACATGGACATGTTGATATAACCAGAAGGTTGATAACTTTCAGGGTTATCACAGAAAGGCATCGTATAGATATGTTTATCAGTTGTATTTGTATGATATTTTGAACTATTCAATGTTACAAGCGTTTCTTCTGATAAAAAGTCCGTTCTCTCAAAATTATCCAGCATTAATTTAGCCTCTTTTACCATACCATGAACCTTGGTATTAACGATGGTGTTACGTCGGCTATAATTAAACCAATCGTTGTTATTTTCACTTTCTTCTTCTCTTATAACAAAAAGAAGCTCGTATACAGGGTTAATAAAAGGTAAATCAGATATAAATACACCACTCTGTCCAATGGATTCTCCTAAAACATACTGGTTTTGCTGTATTAAAAATGCATGTGAATTAATTTTATATTGATATCTCTCAACGTCATCCAAATAAATGTAATCCGAAACAATATAAGCTTCTGTGATATTTACGGGTATGGGCGGAGTGACACCGTCGTATGTTATACAACGATCAAACGTGTTGAATGTTATCGTAATTTTTACTTCACTATGATACAGTGAAATCAATGGTAAACTGTTAGAAAGTTGTTGGTTGAACCATAAATTGAGTGGTATAATATACTTTGTTTCAGTTACAGCATTGGTTTTTAACAAGGGTAAATGAAGGTATTTTCCAACCAATTTGTCTTCTTCTCCTCTTTTCTTTGTAAGCTCGTTCTCAATTTCCATAAGTAATCCAGTAGTTTTGTCAACAAGTAGCCCGTTCACAGTCAATTCTATGCTTTCAATCATAGCGTAACCCACTGAATTTGTCCATCCCGCAAAGTCTCCCGATGTTTTTACTAAAGGAGGTAATGTCACGTATAAATACATTTTATTGACAAGGTCTCCAGCGTTAGGTAATGTAATGCTGCACTTTCCCCCGAATACAGGGGCCGTGTTAAAAACAGTTTTAACAGGTTCTACACTAAAATTCACGTGTTTTTTGTAAATCTGTTTAAAGAAATGAATACTATCTGGTCCAGATGATATAAAGTAATCGTCTTGAAGTCCTTTGGTTTTAACCTGTATCACCCCTCTCATTAATATGTAACGTATAAAAAAATATTACAAGATTTTTGATACTTGTAGAAATATCACGTTTTTATCTTAATGGATAGAGGGGTCATTATAGAACATATCATCAGAGAGTTACCTTATAAATTAGACGTGAGTAACCCGAAAGTTTTTGAAATAATAGATAAAATTTCTGAAACAATTCTTCAAACAGAATCACGACGAGGCAGGGAAATACCTGAGATTTACCCTATTGTTCTACGGGAAATATTTAAATTTTTTAGTGATAAAGAGTCTCTTTTTGCGGTTCAAAAAGAGACTACACCAGGCAATCCTGTTCAGGACACGGCACTGCTTACCACGTATCAATTGTTATCTGAACATAAGAGTATCAAAAATGCCCATAAACTGACTATATCAAATGTGGTATACAAGAAAAAGTATAATATAACGGGTATGAACAATGTATTTTCTTTCCGAGAAATCAAGATAATAGACCCAAACACGTCTAAAACCATCATGTCGGATGTAAAAAAATGCGTGTTGAACCCAGGTATGTATTACCTGGAAGATTTTATTGAGATTTTTAATTTTCGGATCAACAGTATTACAGGCTTACAATTCAAGTATTTCTTAGACTGGGACAAAATCTCAAACGAATTTTACATTGTCTGTAATGAAAACTCGGTTGAAAAAACAGGTTATCACTATATTACTGACATTATCTACGATAAGCAATGTATGCTACAAATAGAAGCTTCCAGCTCTATGAACAATGAAATTTTCAAGTTTCCTACAACAGAATCGTCGCTGGTAGTATCTGAAGAAAATACGTTGTTTTTTCAAAACGAATCGGACATGATGAAAAACACATTTATCAAAATCTTATTTGATAACAATACAGTATTTATGACGCCTTTTCAGGATGAATTTCATTTTGAAGTCAATGGTATTACTGATGTAGATTCTATCACACTTGACTCCAATCATCTTGATATCCAAGACTGTATCATACGGGCAATTTCATTACGTTAACTGCTTTGTATATTTTTTTAATAATATGTAATAATTATATGAACTGTTCTCGGTTATCAAACAGTAGAACCAAGGATAGTTGTTTGACAAAGAAAGAACTTCAACAAGTGAGTAAGGAAACCATTGGTAAAAAGTTATCTGGTAACAAAAAGGATATCATAAAGAAGCTTGAAAGTGTTCTTACATTTTCCTTTTCATCACAAGAACATTTGTTATTCCGTTATATTAAAGACCCTTATCTAAGATTCCATGTAAAATACATGCTTTTTAAGCCTGAAATTAAGGATGTATTATCAGGATTAATGACAGAAGAGATTAACACAATCATGTATCAATCAACATATGGTAATACGTCTTTTAAATATTTAGGGACTTTTCCAGCTGATCACGCTCTTAAAATACCTAAAAATAGTGGTGTATCCTACGGGTTTATCATGAATACCAAGCCTGGAGGTCATTCTGGTGAACATTGGTGTGCTTTTTTTATCAAAGGTAATCAGGTCAAATTCTTTGACTCTAACGGGAGTCAGCCTAACAAGTATCACAAGAAAATATACAATCAATTTGATAAACAAGAATACAATAAGATAGCATATCAAAAAACAGATGGTTTATGCGGGTTATATGCTATCAATTTTCTATTATGTGAATCAAAAAGTCAGCAAATATGTCAGCCGTATCAAGATAGTTCTATCAAAAAAATTTTGAAAGTCTTATTTTAGAGGACCCGCATCTCAATGAAGAACAATGATATATCATTGTTGAATTTAAAAATTTTATCACGTATTTTACCTGGTAACAAGATTATCAAGGACAATGAAGGGGTTATTAAATTTGTGAACGTGAATTATCAAAGTTCTTTTTATAGAACAATTCTAAGAGAATCACGTGTAAAAACAGTGGAATATCTGAATGATATCTACAATACTGTAGAGGAAATCGTCTCTTATATACTCAATTCAAAATACTACAAGTACGCTCTTAAAAAAGAGCTATCTGATAGCTTTTTAGTAGAAAGCTATACGAATGAAGTTTTAAAACATAAAGAAACCCTGATGTATATCAAAGAGGAACTTGAAAACTTGCCTGAAGCTCTTGAAAATTTGAAACAAACGTATAGAGATGATGTGATAACATTGTCTAAACTTGACCTTGTCAAATCAAAATTTCAATCATTGTTAGCCAAGATAAGCAAGCACCTTTCTTAGCGAGTTTAATAATAAAAAAATTTATATACCAAGAATAATAGGGTCATGGACAGTGATTTTGAATTTGACGACCAATCAGGATACGAAACCGATTTGAATGACTTGCCGGATACAACATTGACCGACAAAGTAGTCTCCGAATTGGGGGATATTGGTAATTTCAATGAAGAAGTTGAGGAAATCACAGCTAAAAAACCTGTTAAAAAAGTTCATTTTGAACAAGAAATCCAGTGGAAAGAGTATGGTATAGAAGGGTTGATTATAGCAGTGCTTGTGTTTCTTTTTACAAACAAGAGTGTCGTGTCTACTATCATGTCTTTACCACTTTTGTCCACATATAAAAAATCTATGGTTTTTAACATTATTTTAGCTCTGCTTATCTCTGTTAGCTATATCGTTTTAAAAGTAGGTATGTCATACTTTTAAGAAAACGTGAAAAAGAAAGTGTATATACACTTTCTTTTTGTTGTTTCTTTTTTTTTAATTTTTTGTTGATTTTTTTTAATTTTTAATTTCGTAAATTTTCAAGTTTTTATCACCTATTTTAGAACACAATTCTTCTTTAAAGTAAGTTGAGTAATAGCTGAGTAGAATGATTGCATGGAACTTGTATTCTTTTAGTTTGAAAGGATATCGCGTAACTATGATATTCTTTTCACGGTAGAGATATTTCTGATAATATTTAGAAGATACTACTAAATACCGCTTTGTTTTATCAAAATCTGGGATAGTCTCTTTTAAACTGAATTGATAAGACATACATGGTTTGACAAAGTTCAAGTATAAATTTGGTTTTCGGCAAGCAAAACATTGATGGGAATGCTCAGATAATACCATACTGTCAGCACATTGGCTACATACAGAATACTGACAACAAGATGTCAATCCCAAGAGTTGGTTAGATAAAATCTTATCCAAGCATATAGAGCACTCTGTTTCTTGTTCTTTTGTAATGATAGACGTGATAACCTTTTTTCTTTCTTTGGAAAGAAAATGAACCTTGTTTTGCAAGTAATCTCGACTGGATATAGAGCGTATACGCCCCGTATCTATCGTGAAATACGTTACTTGTTCTTCGCAGTAAAAAGGCTCATAGTAATCTGCGGCGATACATGTATATAATCCTTTAACAGAGATAATATTGTAAAACACGTTTGATAGAAAACCTCCTTGAAAGGTATGGTGTTTATCTTCAATCCAGACAAAAGAAGCTCTGATTTTCATATCACTTTGAAAAGGACGTATTTTATGTGAATTTATAAAGATAACTCTGCTTACATAGATATCTTTAGAAGTAAAAGATTGGTTGAGAATCAAGAACAGTTCTATTGGTAGAACCATTGTAATAGGATCAGAAATGTTCACCGGGTTACAGAGTTCAAACTTTCCAAACTGGACAAAGTTCACAAGATCTGCGTTATCACTGATAAAAGTAATATTTTTATAATCTTGAAAAAAATGTTGGTCAAGAACGTCGCATACAATGATATTCAGTTTGAAAAAATGCTGTATGTTACCACTGTATACTAAAGAAGCATGACCAGCATTTATCCTGAATTTATCCATAACTGTAGAACAAAAGCAGGCTTCAATAAACGAAGCTTTTTGTTCTTTGTTAAAGCTAAAGAACCCCATTGTTGTTTGGTATCCATCAATACCAGTGCAATTTCCCTTGTAGAATTTGTTACTTTCAATCGCAGAAACATGATTTTTCACTTCGGAAAGAGACATGTTTATACTAATTACATTAACACGTCTTTAAATGTCAATTTTTCTCTGCGCTTATTTCAAAATTTTTTTATGGATACGAGTATTACAGACGCTTGATGGTTGAATTCAAAGTAAAAAAGTTTGACATTTCAAAAATGAAATCAGATGCTGTTATTGTTCTACTTGGGAAACGTAGAACAGGGAAAAGTTACCTTGTACGAGACCTTTTATACAATAAAAGACACGATGTCCCTATAGGGACAGTTATTTCCAGAACAGACCATATGGGGCATTTTTATGACCAATTTATACCACCACTCTTAATACACAAACGTTATACAGCAGAATTACTCAAAAAAGTGCTGAAAAGACAGCAGATGGCCATAGAAGAACAGTGGAATAAAAAGAATGCTTTTTTACTTATGGATGACTGCTTGGCTGATGCAAAAGACTGGAAAAACGACGAAATGATCAAAGAAATCTTTTTTAATGGTAGATGGTATAAGCTCCTGTTTATCCTTACGATGCAGTCCCCCATGGGTATCCCACCTGATTTTAGAACCAATATTGACTATACCTTTATTCTAAAGAATAACAATGCTGCTGATCGAGAGAAAATATACAAGAATTACGCAGGTATCTTTGAGACCAAAGAGATGTTTAATAAGGTGTTAGACGCTTGTACTGAAGACTATAATGCGTTGGTTATTGATAATACGACGCATTCTAACAATATATCCGATCAAGTTTTCTTTTACAAGGCAGAATCACATGAAAATTTTAAGATGTGTTCTCCAAAACTCTGGGAGAAATGTGTGGATAAAACAGTCATTAAACCCTCCAATTACAAAATTATCAAATAACGACAAAAAAATTTTATAAAGTATGAGTATGCCGACATTAACTTTACTTACTTTTGGGACGTTTTGTGATATAAAACTATCACTGATTATAGCTAAAAAATTTCTATCAAGTAGATGGAAGGTTATATTTATTACAAATTCATTACCAAAAGACCTTGGTATCAAGCATAAAAATATAAAATATGTGATGTATGACATGTCTAAATATATCAATCTATCGGACAGTAATCTCAATGCAGACCCAACATTTCGAGATGTTCTGAGATATATCCCTATGATAGTTTATATTCATACTGAAATTAAACACCGTATCACCCCTTATTTAGAAGAAGCGGATTACGTCCTGGTTCATTACCCTGCTCTTATTTTCAATAACCTGCTTACAAATGTTTTAAACCTGGGTATTTTTTACGTAGCTCCTGCTTATATTACATCTGATCTCCCTTATATATTTTCAAAAGAAATATTAGATTTGAATGTTGGTAAAATCGGGAGTGAAAAGTATTCATCAAGTGCTTCCTTTACTTTAAAGTTATCTTTAATATCAGGTAACCCTTATAATATCAGAAATATTTTACAGAGAGCTCAATTATTTGCTATGTGGGACAAGTGTATTTTAAAAAATATTACAAGTGTGAAACCTATAGAACATTTATCAAATATAGTAGATACACACCTGAAAACACCTGTGATACCTGATGTCTTACATAATTTTGTATCTACAAAAACCCCTCTTGTATACATGTCATTCGGTTCTTTTAAGATACCAAAGTCTTTAAATTTACAGATAATTAAAGCTTTATTGAATCAAGGTTATAGAGTCATTTATCACGGTAAATTAGATACAATAATTCAGGATGAAAACTTGTTAATTTATACAACTTTTATTTCACATGAATGGATAATACCAAAATGCAGTATGATTGTATCATCTGGGTCTTATTGTATGACAAGTATAGCCAATTATCACGGGGTCCCTATTGTACATGTCCCTATTCTCTTGGAACAAGTTTTTTGGGCCAAATTATATGCTTATAATACCTCAACGAAATATATTCATCGTGATAAGAAATACAAGATTCAGACATTAGAAAATCTCGTAAATAAAATACAGGATTCTCCTAAAGTAAAAGAATATACACGTAACCTTGCTTCAAGTGTCCAGAAAAATCAAGCTGTTACAAAGCTTTACAAGTCAATAAAAAATAAAATTTTGTAAAGTACGAGTATGCCAAAGCAAGTTAAAAAGTATAAAGAACAACGTGGAAAGTTCTTGGAAAAGAGAATGAATACCCCCATACAGATAAAAGCCTCACCTGCCAAACTCATTCGTGCTGCCAGAGTCATTTATGAAGCTGGGTTACGTCAACAAAGCTTTCAATGGGCTTTAACAAAAGCTGGTATAAAAATGATATAATTTTTTTATACCAGTATACTATAAAATGGGTAATAGTGGTAGTTTTATCGGAGAACAAGGTCCAAAAGGTGAACAAGGTCTCAAAGGAGACAAGGGAGACAAGGGAGACAAGGGAGACCAGGGTATTCCAGGTACAGATGCCACTTTAGATACATCCAAGACACTTTGGTGCGCAGACGGTAAATCATGCCTTGTACCTGCTTCCGAAGAAATCAAATGGGGTAACGCTGTCATTAAAAATAATAATGAAAACATGATTGTTTTGAACGCTTTACAAATTGGTAATTTTTACGTCAAACCAAAAGGGGATGACACGTGTTTGTCTGTTAAAAAAGGCGAAACTATGAAAGAAATTGGCTGCTTTAACCCTACACAATTCTAAAAACATCTTGTATTTAAAAATTTCTAAGATAAGAAGATTGGTTCTTTGCTACCTTGGTGACAATTTTTAAAACAAAACTATGCTGTAAAGCCTTGGATGTACTTCCCGACGGTGAGCCAAAATCATACAAAACACCCTCAATGTTTCTTACTTTAATAGTCAGCGAGCTTAACACACCTTTTGGAGACTCTAATTTACAATACTTTCCACGTACGGTACATGACAATTCAGGGTTGATAAACCCTGCAGAAGCTTTGTTAGGACCTTTTAGTGGGACAATTGTAAAAGCAGTTGTTTGAGACGTGTTCTGGCACTTGATGAAATTAAGTTCTTCAATATCAATCACCAAAGCTGGTTCATCTAAAATATCAGCTGAATTAGGGAACGTACATGCTATCATTTCAGCCTTGATAACGTCATAAAGAGGTTCATTTAAATTGATTCTATAATCATAATGCTTTGGGTAATTTGTCGCGTTTCGGTAACTTGATGACACAGCGATATAATGACATACTTCATCGGTTTCAGGGTGTTCTGGTACAGGTGGAATACCTGTATCTACTGGCTGCGGTAGACGATAAGGGAGGTTATCATTATACTTGACCGCGTTATGATGATATCTTTGAGACATACTTACCTTATCTTGTCAAAAAAATTTTTAAAAAAATTTGTAAGTGAACACCAATGGAGGAGATTGATACACTTTGTCTTTCTGGAGGAGCATTGAAAGGATTATGTTATATCGGTATGTTGAAATACCTCGTAGAAAAAGATATATTCAAGAATATCAACTCTTTTTACGGTGTTAGCGTTGGTGCTCTCATGGTTTTGCTCTTTATTCTAGGATATTCATACAAAGAATTGAAAACCATTATATTACAAATTGACTTTACAACGTTAGTAGAACCTTGTTTTGAAAATTTTATCACCAATTTTGGAGTGAATAAAGGTGAAAAAATAGATAATTTTATAAAGGTATTCATTGTCAATAAAGGGTACGCTGCAGATATTACACTAAAAGAATTTTATGATAAAACAAACAAGTGTATCTACTGTGTTACCACAGATGTAGATCTTAAAAAAGAAGTATATATCTCTTATAAAAATTTTCCAGACTTGGAAGTCTGGAAAGCAGTAAGAATGTCATGTAGTATACCTGTCATTTTTGAACCTGTTATGTATCAAGGGAGGACATATGTAGACGGTTTTTTGACAGAAAATACACCTTTACCTGAAACACCTGGTAAAAATAACCTATGTGTCATGTTAAATACACCACCTTCTTCATATGATTTGACAAATTTTGGAGAATACATGTATGCTTTATTAAAAGTTGTTTTATATAAATTACAGGACAATACCCTTGAAAAAATAGAGACATCAGGTAATAGAGTCTTGTCTTTTACACCTACAAAAACAGACAGTATCAATTTTAAGATTTCAAAACATGAAAAAATCAAGCTTATCGTTAGTGGTTATGAACAATCTAAAGCTTTCTTTGAAAAAGAATTTTCTATCCAATAAACATGGGTAAAGTGATTGATATAGATGCTATTATTACTTTTTTTCACGAAGGAACTTCATCTACAAAATTCTATTATGGAGTGGTTTTAATCATTGTCATTGGTCTATTCACTGTTGTGTATAGACCAGCTATACAACACGTTTTTATCATTTTATTCATTACGTTAGTAGCACTATTTTACGCCGTCCCTGAAATAAAAACAGGTGAATCCAAAAATATGTCTTCTTATAAAAAACTAAATGACATCTATGAAGGGTCAGACTTGTATCATTCTAAAAATTCTTTATTAAAAGTGGAAAACAAGGCATATTTACATGAAAATATAGATATTGTCAATCTTATGTGGGAGTTAAAGTATAATTTCAGGGGTCATTCTATTAATAGTCAGTTGTATAATTCCATATTATATAGTGTCAATAACCTGTTGAAAATGAATCATTTGGCTTCAAAGCAGGTATGTGGACCAGCTTTTATACCCAATATATTAGATAATTATACTCTTTCTGACGAACCAGTGTTAGATACAGTATGTAAAACACGTGTACATAATTTGTCAGCAGTTTATCAAGAAGCACAAAAACAAAAAAAGATAGCTCTCAATTATATACATTCTCTTATTATTAACACGGAAACAACAGCTGAAACACACGCTATTCACCATAATTTATATAAAAGAGCCAAATTACTGTTTGAACGTGTGATAGACCAAATTTATTCACAATTACCCAAAGTGCTTACAAAGCAACAAATAGAGGTATTATGTACAGACTATGAGTCTACACAGCCTATAAGTCATTATGAAGACAATTTTACTTCATTTGAAATAAACTAACTTGTAGAAAAACAATGTGTTATTTCAAAGAAGAAACTATGGTTCTGACAAAAAAAGAACTAAATGCTATAGCTAAAAATATAGGTGTAAAGAACCCTTCTAAAATGAAAAAAGAAGACTTGATAGCTCTTATTAACAAGGATACACACCACATCGTCTTAAAAGAACCAGGGGTACCTGTAAAACACGTTTATCATTCAGCCGATTTACACATCCGACCCTTGGAACGCCATGACGAATATAGAAGTGTTTTTAAAAATTTTATAGAAATTTTAAAGCAAAAAGCTGCTACAAATCCTGGTTTTAAAGATGAAAATGTATTTGTTTTATGCGGAGACATTTTCCATGCTCGTGACAAACTTTTATCCGAGACCATACTGTTGTTCAACGAATTGGTAATTATGATGACCGAGGTCATACCTGTAATATTCATATTAGGGAATCATGACACGTTTACACACGCAAACAGATTAGATACAGTGTCTGGTATTACAGACATCAAAGGGTTTCCAGACTTTTTTTTCTTGAAAGAAAGCGGGATATATAGATATTCCAATCTTGTTTTTGGGTTATCCAGTATATTGGACAATGTGTTTGTGAAAAGCGAGCAAATCCCGGATGCTCCAGGGCTGGTAAAAATTGGTCTGTTTCATGGGCAGGTCAAGGGGGCTAAAATCAATGAATTGTATAGTGTCCCTGATAGCCCAGAAATGTTGACAGTCAATGACTTTAAAGGGTATGGCCTTGTATTACTTGGAGATATACACAAACGACAGTTTGTTACACCTACAATAGCTTACCCAGGTAGTTTTATACAGCAAAACCATGGAGAAGAACGGGAAAAAGGTCTTTTATTATGGGACGTTGAGACAAAACAATGTGACTTTATACCCATATACAACGATTACTCTTTTGTTTCTATAACCAGTCAAGACTACTTGTCTCAATATTATACGAAATTTTCAAGAATCAGACTCTTTATCACACAGGAAGAACTGAATGATACAGCTTTAGAGACACGGATACTCCAACACCTGGAAAACCATACGGTTGTCATTTCCTTTACAAAAGAAATCTATAGAGTTCCAAAGAGTGTAAAAAACAAGGTAGATGTCGCTGAAGAAACCATTCCTTCCAAAGAAAAAATCATCAAAAATTACTTTTACGATTACCTTGATACACAATCTTTACCTGAAGAATTGATGGAAAAAATAAAGCAAAAACATGTTGAAATGACCAGAGAATTGTTTTCTCATACAGACGAGAAAGAATTCTTGGATTGGCGGATTGTCAAGTTGTCTTTTAAAAACGTATTTTCGTATGGAAAGGACATCTTAAACACAGTCACGTTTGACAAAAATAAGGTAATCGGGATACTGGGGACCAACGCGATAGGTAAAACAAGTATCATGAATACACTTGTATACGCCTTGTTCGGTAATAATTATAAAGGTAGTAATACAAGTAGTCGGAATATATTGAATAAAAATGCTTCTCAGTTTTTTATAGAAATGGAAATAGAAAGGGGTAAAGACATTGTTAAAATTCAGAAATTTGGTAAAAATAAAGCGCGTAAAGGTGCACTAAAAGGTATTAACGAAGACGTTAAATTATTTGTCAACGACGAAGAAATTACAGACACAAACAAGAGTGTAACTACTGAAAAATGGTATGAATTACTGGGTATACACGATAAAGAGACCTTTTTACTTACCAATCTTTTAAGTTATACGTCTATCAATTGTAGTTTGTTGAGCATGACAAGTACGGAAATCGGTAACACGTTCAATAGATTGTTTGACACGTCTTATCTACGAGATATCTACACTTTGGTATTAAAGGAGTATAAGCAGACGAATTCAGAGTTGGATGTATACCGTAAAACATTACAAAATTTACACATCAAAGACACCATTTTATTACAGCAATCGTTAGAAAAAGTTCTTGTAGACACAGCACGATATCAAGAAGAAAAAGAAGAAATATCTGAGAAATTAAAGGGTATTGCGCCTTATAAACAAGATAATTATTCTGAAAAAATGATTCAGGAAGCTGAAGATTTTTTAAAAAAACACAGTGATATCGCGTGTCTACATATGAGATATTTTTCACAAAGAAAAAGACCCAGTAAAAATACACATGTATATACAATAGAATCTATTCAAAAGTTTGAAAAAAAGCTTGAATCTATAGGGGTAGATTCAACAAACCCTGTAGAACGGCTTTATGAGATGATTTCACGGCTGTCAAAAGAGGTCCGGTATCTTGATAAAGAGCATACCAAGAAGACGTCATACAAGGAAAAATTTGACGTAGATATGCTTATAGAAGACTTGGAAAAAACAAAACATCAAGTACTCCCAAAAGACCTTGTAGAAGACCTTGTTGAATATCTCAAAGACACTGTTACACCTGACTATGTTACGTTTTCTTACAACACATTGATGGCGTCAGAGATACAAAAAGTCAAGATACATAATGAAACCGTCAAAGCCAAAATAGCAAATATAGAAGAATATATACATGATTACGATCAAATCCAAGCTTATATATCTCATATTTTCTATAAAATGGACCATTATAAAGAGTATCTCTACAATTACCAGTTGTACCTTCAAAATAAAGACAAGACTGCTTTACAAACCCAGATGAATATCATAGAAAAAGAATTGTCCTTGCTCTTCAAGAAACAAGGTTCATTGGAGAATGAACTCGTTCAGAATGAAAAAATCCAAGAAAAAAGAAGCGATATCACCTTGAAAATACAAGAATTGACTTTAAAAAATGAAGTTGTATATCATTATAAAGAAATTATCAAAGTATTACCCAAGCTTATTATCAGTTCTATTATTACGAAAATACAAGAAGAAACTAATATGGTTCTGTATAAATTTACAGGGTTACATGTGAATCTGAATACTGTGGAAGACGAAGATTCCAAGTGGGAAATCACTTTTTCCAAAGACAATCTACATCACATTGGTGCAGATAATTTATCTGGTTACGAAAAGTTTATAAGCAATATTGCTATGAAAATTGCCCTGGACCGTTTTAAATTCCAAGGTAGAGCCAAGATATTCTGCGTTGACGAAGTCTTTGACAGTATTTCAGAAGAAAATATAGAGCGTATCCCATGTATTTTTGAAACTCTTAAAGAAAACTACAGTTCTGTATTAATGATATCACATAATACAACTCTAAAACACATGATAGACTCGTTGATAAAGATTGAAAACACGTCTGGAAATAGTCGTGTTACCTTATAAAAATAAAGTAAATGTATGTATTTACTTTATTTTTGAACCCATGAACAGGGAATTTCATACTGGTTTATACCACCATGTAGTAAAATATACCTTACCAGCAAGATATTTGGATATTGTAGTATGTCTATTAACAGCACAGTCGTTCCAATAGAAATGACAAAACGAGCGACATAAAAAAATTGAGCTATTATAGTGTATAATAGACATAGTATCACGAGAGCATGTAGAGTGTCGTCCATTAGTATCAATAAGTAACATTTCTACAAGATTTTTTTATATACCAACCATTATATGGAAGCACTATGGAGCCGTTATAATACATGGGCTGAACAAAGTATTGTTGATGAAGTTATTATTATTGCTGTCATTATAGCTGTTGTAGAAGCTGTAGCTCAAAATTTTCTCAAAACATCAGATGATAACAATAGAGTCAAATTCCTATTTGGGCTTTCTTTTTATGTTATTGTCGGTTTCCTGCTTCATCATGCTTATCACAAGTTTGATTTATCCAGGGTCAACGTTACTTGGTCCTGTTTAAGTATCATCTTAGCAACAACACTTGGGTACTTTTTGTACCACGAGAATTTATCATGGAAAAATATTGTGAGCGTTGTCTTGGCTTTATTGGCTATTGTATTCGCTTCTATGTAACAATTCTAACGCTTTTTCACACCATTTTTTGTCTTTTTTATATGTTTCTAAAAGACAGTGAATGATAGTAAATAACTGATGAAATGTCATTTCACCAGTATGATTTTTAAGAAATTTCAGTGTTGTAGTGCGTCCATCACGTGTAAAAAATCTCTTGATACCTGAACGTTTATCCACGCTCAAAATTCCATCTTGGACTCGGAATTTATTTCCAGGCGTTACATCTAATTCAGAAAAATTTTGGGAAGAATACAATGGTAAAGCAGGATCTTCTGGGACGGTTAGAAGAGTAAGTTTTGTATCCATTTCCGGGTACGTTCTCAACGTATATCCATTTTGAGGTGTCGTATCTACATAGGTACCGTTATAAGCTTCCGTCAGATAAGTGTATTGCATTATAATATTCTATATAAAAAAAATACACGCGAAACGCGCCATTATTTGTAATTTTCTAAAATGTCATCTATAATATCAAATGTAACATTGAACTTTAAAGACTTGATGTCTTTCAAGTGTTGGCCTAAAGCTTCTTTTACAACCTTTTCACAATTACAAGGGGCTACAGGTGTCACCGGGACTACAGGTGTAACAGGGACTACAGGTGTAACAGGGACTACAGGTGTAACAGGGACTACAGGTGTCACCGGGACTACAGGTGTCACCGGGACTACGGTAGTTGCTTCTGGTCTCCATATTACATCTTTTGTTGCAACAGGGTTCCATGTTTTCTGACTTGTATGCTTCATGATACATAGGTACTGTATACCCTCGTATATGACTTTGTCCTCAATGTTATAAGAGGTATATTCTTTCCAAAAGGGGATAAGTTCTGGTTTTCTTGGTGGGGTACCAGGGTTAACTGGGGTACCAGGGTTAACTGGGGTACCAGGGTTAACTGGGGTACCAGGGTTAACTGGGGTACCAGGTTGTGTCACTTGTTCACCCCACACGTGTGGTAAATGTGGTTCAGCTCTGTTTTCTCTAATGAGGTAATCGTACAAAGCGTTTGTAAGGCATCTTGGATGCGATACAGGGTGGTCTCCAGAACTTTCCCATACCAAAATACCTCCCAGATTCTTTTCTAATACATATCTACTCTTGTAGTAAATACTATTCACATTGTCATATGAATTGTAAATCTTTTTAGAAGCGTCGTAACTAAAAGGTGAAAATTCATTAGGGTCCCAATATTCTATAGCACCTGGCAAAGGGAGAGCCTTGTAATCAACGATACCGTCTTCCCAACTTTTATCAGGTGTCCTGTTTGTAGCTCGTGTCCCTGGTCCATCGGATACGAATCCTCTACTGTAAAAAGCAGCACCAATGAAAATTTTAGTGCTTTCTATACCTGTTTTTAGTAATGCTTCTACAGTCTCTTCTACTGAAAAGTTGGAATAAGGTGATTTTTTCAAATTCGTATGGCTTGTTGCCACAGGTTTTGAGAACGAAAAATCACTAAAATCATATGTCATACAGTGTAATTCATCAATGACTTGGGATACTTGTAGTAATTTACTTGTCTGGATCAACGATGGATTTGCACTACAGCATACGGATATTTTATAGTGTGATTTACCTATAGCCGCGAGTCGGAATCGGAGTAATTTGATGGTTTCAATCAGGTTATCAGGGTCTTCTCTGCGAGATTCATTGCCTGTATTACCATGGTTGACCCCGTCCGATGTAAAAAATTCCCAATCTATAGAAATACTACAGAATATAGGGTATTTTTGGAGCATGTTTATGACATTGTTTACGAAATTGGTCCTGTTTACCGAATTGACGGCAGATGAAAAATAAGTAGACCAACTCCACCCGCCTATAGACATGGCTAAATTGAATTTTTTACCCTGTTCTTTTAGTTTTCTAAACTGGCCCAGGTTACCATAAAAAGAGTCATTATCATTCCAGTTATCCAATGGTTCCACACCTGTTGCACGGTCTACAAATCGTTTATCAAAGTCAGCCCACGTGTCTCCGGAAGTGATATTACCATAGGCATCTACATTGAAAAAAGCATAAGCTATTTCAGGTATAATATCTATAGGTAAATCTTTTACTTGGAAGTTTCGGCCATATGTTGCCCAATTGGTATGATACAATATGAATTTCTTTCCGTTCAGTGTCGGATGATACGTGTCTAACGCTTGTGTTAGATGTATTCCTTGTTCTTTTTCAGGGATTTTATTGATAAGAGGCATCTTACTATATACCTAGGAAAAATTTTCTTTTGAGCTTAGAAAATGCGTAAAAAACCATAAAAATTTTTAAAAGGATATGTTAAATGAGTGATAATTTAGTCATTGCCAAGAAAGAGTATACGGAACAATTGTTAAATTCAATTTCTCCGTCTATCTACAATGGGTTTCTCTCTATTTTTGAAAAATGTAAAGAGGCAGAAAGCCCTTATAAATGTTTTCAGAAGAAATTATGTGACATTCCTATTTGGAATCAAAATATTATTCAAACCGAGCATGACCGTATTATCAAACACTCTAAATTAGAGTGGTTAGACATGCTTATTGAAGCCATTTTTATCGTAAATGTAAAGATTTTATCATCTATTAAACCCACCCAAAAGACCCTGAATATCCAATTGCCAGATTCCAGAAAATTTATCCATGAATGTTACATACACGCAGCAAGAGAATACTACGTCAAACCCAAGACAATTACAGCCTCTCATTCCGATAATGTTGATTTGATAAAGGTAGCTATTCACAAGACTATCATTTACCTTGTTCCTCAAAAAGAAGTCATTGAGTCAGTGTTAAAGGATGAACCTGAAGAACAAACGGGTCAGAAAATGGAAGGTGACAGCGACGGAGACGAGGACGGAGACAATGACAACGGAAGTGATGGTAACAAAAGTGAAACAGAAAGTGTCACTGGGGAAGACCTTCTTATGGACCGTGAAAATATAGAGGGTTCGGTGGGTATTGAAGAACCAGAGACACCCGCGGAACAACCAGAAGAAACACCTGTGGAACAAACAGAAGACATCAAGAATGTAGAACTCCCTGTAAATGTAGGGGTAGAAAGTCCTACTGAACCACCTGTAGACCCTCCCAAATTGGAGATTTCATCACCAGAAGAAACGAAACCCGACGACGATGCTTTTTTCTTTAGCGATGAAGATTGATTTAACTTGAAGAAAAAATCCCTTGTTTGAATAAGAAGAATCGCAAGTATGACAACAGTAGTAGATATTAACAAGATGGATTTTGAAAAGCTTAAATTTGCCCCTAATAAAAGCAATGCTGCTAAGAAGTTTGTCAAGGTCTTTTACGACAAGAAACCCTTTATTTTTAAGCTTCCAAAGAGTAAAATCCCCTTTCATGCTCAATTGAATCAATACTCTAAGCATGTGGAATTTTGCTTGAACGTAGCTAAAGAGCACCAAGAATTCTTTGAAACATTGGATAAAAAAGCATTGGAAGTCATTGATGAAAATAATTATGAAGTTGACTTTATCCCAGTGCTTAAACATAGCACGGCTGGCTTTGACCCTCTTTTAAAGGTCAAAGTATTACCGAATTCCAAT